TGTCTTCGCCCAGCGCCAACAGTGGCAACGCTGGAACAGTGAAACAGAAGAGATGGAAAAGTCTGTCCAGTCTACATCACTTAATGGTGACTTGAAAGATAGCATTGGTGGCTTAAACTTGGGCCGTCCTACAGGTTACATCGAAGACTTCAATTCACTGGACGAAGCAACAAAGCGTGTCATGCGTAGTGTTAAGCGGGTAACAGTTTATTACGGAACTGTAACATTAGATGCACCTATGTCATCAGATGGTACACCATTGAATGCAGCGGATTACAAAGACATCCCTTGTATCATGGACGTTAAGAACCGTGACTCACTGAAAAGCATCAACGCTGTTATGGGTGCCTTCAAGAAGAAGAACATGCTGCCTATCATGGGTACTGTTAAGATGGAAGGCATCGAAGATAGCATCCCAACAGGTGCTAAGTTCGGTAAGATCGTAGCATCTATGGGTGACAAGGTTGAACTAGCTGAGTCAGACAACGACACACTGAAAGACTTCATCGAACTGATTGAGTACAGTAACGGTAAGATCTTAGACTTGTACAATGAACGTGCAAACAAAGAGCTATCCTCTTCTGATGCTGCAATGGTAGACGACATCTTGAACAACGACTACATCGAGGTGGAGTAATGAATCACCCTGCTGAATTAGCTGTCTACAGTTTCTTGCAGAAAGCTATGGCAGGGGAAACCACTATGACAGAGGAGGTAGCCAAGCAGGTTGCCTCCGATGTAGAAGCTGCACTGTACAAGCAGTTTGATAGTGGACCTCGTGACGAGTTTCGTTTACGTATGTCTAACATAGGTAAGCCTAAGTGTCAGCTATGGTTCGAGAAGAATGACTCAGAAGACAAGACACCCTTCCCACCACACTTCCTAATGAACATGATCCTTGGTGACATTGTTGAGGCTGTGTTCAAGGGGCTGCTACGTGCAGCTGGTGTTGAGTTCAAGGACAACGAAAGGGTTGTACTCAAACTACCACATGGTCAGGAGATCAAGGGTGAGTATGACATGGAAATGGATGGTAAGATTGATGACGTTAAGTCTGCATCACCATGGTCTTACCAGAACAAGTTTGCATCCTTTGATGCACTAGCGCAGGGTGACAGCTTCGGTTACATCTCACAGCTAGTAGGTTACGCAGAGGCAGCTGGCAAGGATGTCGGTGGCTGGTGGGTAGTCAACAAAGGTAACGGCGAGTTCAAGTATGTGGATGCTTCTAGCGTAGACAAGCAAGCTGAGCTAGATAAGATCCAAGCACTGGTAGATTACATCGACAACGACGAACCCTTTGAGCGTTGCTTTGAGCCAGTACCTGAAACGTATCGCCGTAAGCCATCAGGCAATCTTGTACTACCATCAGGGTGCAAGTTCTGTGACTTCAAACACAAGTGTCACAAGACACTACAGACTATGCCAAGTCGTGTGTCACAGGCAGTTAACCCGCCAGAGGTAGACTATGTATTCATAGGAGATGAGCTTGGCTAAGACAAGACGTAAACATAACTCACGTCTTTATCGCAGTGGTCTTGAAGAAGAGGCCGCTGCTTTCCTTAAGACAAGACAGAAGACAGTTGAGTATGAGAAGCTAAAGATTGAGTGGGAAGATCTAAAGTATCGCACATACACACCTGACTTTGAGCTAGACAACGGTATCATAATCGAAACAAAAGGCATATTTAGTGCGGCAGATAGGCGCAAGCACATTGAAATACAGAGGCAACACCCTATATTAGACATTCGCTTCGTGTTCAGCAATGCTCATGCTCGTTTGTATAAGGGTGCTAAGTCAAGATATTCTGATTGGTGTGAACAAAAGGGTTTCCTTTGGGCGCATCGTGTGATACCAGAAGAGTGGCTCGAAGAAAAAGGTACACGTATGAAAGAGCAACGTGTCAAAGTAAAAAGGAGACTGTAATGTCCTACAACTTAAACCCTGGTGACATCGCCATTATCTTACGTCCGACCGAAGAGGATGGTGAATGGGATGGTAACATCCACGTAGGTATCGCTTTCGGTAAAGAGTACATGGAAGAAGGTCAACGTGCTGCACTTAACATGGCTTTGACTATGGCTGTATCACAACACATCATTGATGACTATCCAGACATTGAGGATGACTTCGACTTTCATAAAGCTAACATGTTACAAGAGATGTTCCCTGAGATATATGCAGAAGCTGAGAAGCAAATCTCTGAACAAGAGTACGACGAGACAGTTAAAGTACAAGGTAACGTATACACACTAAACGCATGGTCAAAGACAGAGGGTAGTGCATGACAGACAATGTGAATAACCCAGTACACTACAACACAGGTGGCATCGAAGCTATTGAAGCTATCCTAGCTGCTACCAATGAGCAGAGTGAGGGGTACCTACAGGGTAACATTATGAAATACATCTGGCGTTACCGATACAAGAATGGCTTAGAGGATTTACAGAAAGCACAGTGGTACTTGAATAAGTTGATTGATGTATACCAAGAGAAACACAAATGAAACGATTCAGTGTAACGTTTGTATTAAAGGTTGAAGAGGAGAACAACATCCTCTCTTCCTATGACGAGAACCACGAAGAAGATATACACGACTTGATTACAGATGTTATGTATGACGTGGATGATACAGAAATAGAAAGCTTAAACGTAAAGGAACGATGATGTTAAGCAAGGATGACCTAGAAAACTTTGGGTACTACGAAATGTTCCAGACCTCTAGTGACGGACAGGATGCGTATTCAAAGTGGGTAGAAGAAAAGATCCTTACGTATGGGGATGAACGCCTAGTAGAGAATACGCTAGGCTTGGTTGGTGAAGCAGGTGAAGTAGCTGAAAAGATTAAGAAACTTATCCGTGACTCTAACCGCTTCAACAATGAAGAGATCCTAAAAGAGTTGGGAGATGTTGTATTCTACGCAACAGCACTTGCAAACATCTATGGTAATGGGTTACAACAAGTGTTAGAACTAAACATGAAGAAACTAGATGATCGCCAGAAGCGTGGCAAACTAAAGGGAAGTGGAGATAACCGATGAACAATATGTTACCAACAGACTACCAAGCATTCATTCACACATCACGTTATGCACGATGGCTAGAGGATGAAGGGCGGCGTGAGTCTTGGAGTGAAACAGTATCTCGTTATGTAGAGAACCTTGTTACACCTAAGCTGGACAGCAACCATAACAAAGTTGTATCAGAGATTAGCGAGGCTATCCTGAACCTAGAGGTTATGCCTTCTATGCGTGCTATGATGACAGCTGGCCCAGCGCTTGAGCGTGACAACACAGCAGGGTATAACTGCTCATACCTACCAGTAGATGACCCTAAGTCTTTCGACGAGGCTATGTTCATTCTGTTGTGTGGTACAGGCGTAGGCTTCTCTGTAGAGCGTCAGTTTGTTACTAAGCTGCCAGAGGTACCAGAGTTGTTCGACAGCGAGACTACAGTCGTAGTCAAGGACAGCAAAGAAGGTTGGGCTAAGTCACTACGTCAAGTCATTGCATTGCTGTACTCAGGTGAGATCCCCAAGTGGGACGTGTCACGTGTACGCCCTGCAGGTGCACGACTAAAGACGTTTGGTGGACGTGCTTCTGGCCCAGCGCCACTGGTTGATCTGTTTAACTTTGTTATCCGCATCTTTAAAGACGCACAGGGACGTAAGTTATCCAGCATGGAAGCACACGACATCATGTGTAAGATCGGTGAAGTTGTAGTCGTTGGTGGTGTACGCCGCAGTGCTATGATCTCTCTGTCTAACTTGAGTGATGACCGTATGCGTCACGCTAAGTCTGGTCAGTGGTGGGAGAACAATCCACAACGTGCATTGGCTAATAACTCTGTGTCGTACACTGAGAAGCCCGACAGCCTATCGTTCATGCGTGAGTGGATGGCATTGGTTGAGTCAGGCTCAGGTGAACGTGGTATCTTCAACCGTCAAGCATCTAAGAAACAAGCAGCTAAGAATGGTAGACGTGATCCTAACCATGAGTTCGGGACGAACCCCTGCAGTGAGATAATTTTGCGGCCTTATGAATTTTGCAACTTAACGGAGTGTGTTGTTCGTGCTACAGACACTATTGAAGATCTGGAACGGAAAGTTCGACTGGCTACAATTCTTGGGACTATTCAGTCTACATACACCAAGTTCCCTTACCTGCGAAAAGTGTGGCAAAAGAACACAGAAGAAGAGCGACTACTAGGTGTGTCTCTGACAGGCATCATGGATAACCCACTGATGACCACAGAGAATGCTGGCCTAGATAAAACACTGGAGCACCTACGCAATGTTGCTGTTACTACTAATGCTGAATGGGCTGAGCGTCTTGGTATACCTGTCGCTGCTGCCATTACCTGTGTCAAGCCTTCGGGTACTGTCTCACAACTCGTTGACAGTGCCAGTGGTATTCATGCTCGCCACTCTCCATATTACATTCGTACTGTACGGGGTGACAACAAAGATCCACTGACACAGTTCATGAAGGATCAGGGTATCCCTGCAGAGCCAGACGTGTTCAAACCAGATCAGACTACAGTGTTCTCGTTCCCTATCAAGTCACCTGACAATGCTGTTGTTACCTCAGACGTATCAGCTATTGACCAGCTAAAGATGTGGCTAGCGTATCAGCGTAACTGGTGTGAGCATAAGCCATCTGTGACTATCAACGTCAAGGCTAACGAGTGGTTCGAGGTAGGTGCATTTGTGTATGAACACTTTGACGAGATGTCAGGTGTGTCATTCCTGCCGTACAATGAGCACACATACCAGCAAGCACCGTACCAAGAGGTAGGCAAGTCTGAGTATGAGCAACTACTATCATTGATGCCTAAGTCAATCGACTGGGCTAAGATGAAAGAGTATGAAGCAGAGGACAACACCTCTGGTATGCAGACACTAGCTTGCTCTGGCGACTCATGCGAAATCGTAGACCTAACATAGGCACTGTTCCTTCACCCTGCGTAAAGGTCTGTCGGATAGAAGATGGATACTGCGCAGGGTGTAAAAGAACTATTGACGAAATCCGTGATTGGATGATAATGTCAGAGTACGAGCAGAATAAACTGCTGTACGAATTAAAATGGAGACAGTCTTTTGGGACCAGTTAGAAAAAAGTTTAGCCGTGCTTTGTACGAAGCATATGATTCACAAGCTAAGGATGCTTTGACAGAGTACCTTACAAAGAAAGGGCATGTGCTAGTTAACACTGAAGAAAACTACCATGTAGATGTTGTCTCTCAAAAACATGGCTACACCTACTTCAATGAAGCT